TTCACATAGTCAAAGGGATTCATTTCTGTTCCATGTGTGATTGTGTCGTGGTTTCTCATGTTCATCGTTTCGACTTGTCGGTTGATAGGTTGGAAGACGGTGAATACCTCACTCCTAAACTTAACCTTGGCCCATTGAAAGCCAACACTCGTTATATTGTATCAAAGGCAGCTGCATCATATCTTTATCGGATAGATGATCAACCACAGGAAAATCATTCTCGAGAAATCATCATCCCTGAACCTTCTGCTCCACCTATGGAGCGTCAACTGCCAGAACCTTCAGCTCCGCCCATGGAGCAACAGCCTCTTGTGCAACCCACACCTGTTCGTTCTGAGGTGGTTCATCGTACCCTCGAGACTCAACCTGTTCAAGTTGAGGTTCATCGTGAGGATGACCATCATTTCTTTGAAGCACTCTCCAATTTTGTGACACACACTCTTCTCGTGTTGTTGCAAATGGGAAATAACATGTTTTCGGTTTCTTGTTCCTTGTTGATTTTGCCATTGACAGTTGTTTCAATCATATTTAGTGGTATCAAATATGTTGGGACAAAACTGTTGCTCTTGAGAAGAAAGAAACCTGTGAGAAGAGTTCGGACACCAGTTGTCGAGGAGGAGGTGAAGCCCCGACTGAAAGGTCATGACATGACATTAAAAGAGATGTTGGTCTGCTTTTCAATGATGTCGGGTGAGTCGTACCACAAGTGCAAGTATCTACACAAGAAGAAACGACTCACAGTGACCAAGAAAAGTGTAGTCATCCCTTTTGAAGGTGACAACCGAGTCGGTAATTTTAGGAACATCAAAATTATCGACCAGGACATGAGATATCACCAGATCGTTTATAACTGGACTCGTTATAAACATACTTGGGCAAGGGTTCTTTGGACCATTGTATCACTAACCTTGTTTGGTGGGCATTGTTGCATGCAGTATGGCATAATACTCAGTGAAAGTCATTATGTCTATGTTCCTCATTTGGGAATAATCCTTAATTCATATCTATCAAGTTTTTTCTTGTGGATTGGATTTCTTCCAATTGAACTGGTTTGCATCTACTTCTCTACCAAGTATGTTTTAGTCACTCGGGAGCAGCATAAATTGCACATCATCCCACACCTTGTGACTTCTGTTCTGGCTGATATTCCCACACTTGCTACTGATGAAACTGTTCTGACTCAAATGAATAGTTTAATACTTAGGCAATCCTGTCTACCAATAGACTCTAAGTATTACGAGTTGCTTCGTTCTGGATCGGAGATAGCAATCCGTGCCATACATTCAGTTCGTCATCAGGATTTCTCCCCAGACCAACGAGTATTTCCCTACGCTCGATTGGTGAATCGTATTTCAAATTAATACGGGATAAATGGCGCAATTTTTGGTATGGGAGAATAATACCAAAAATATACGCCTACGGTTATAGAGTGCATGAAACACCTCTTTCATCTATAACCGATGAACACATAGTAGGGAACGGTGCTGAAATGGACATTCCTTTTTCATCAACAAACCGTACGAAAAATTATAGGTACATGTTGAACAAGAAGCCACCTCTAGGTATGTCGCCTATCACTCCCGATAGGAAATGGCCAGGTAATATAGAGGGATCATATAAGAAGCGACTATTCAGGAAAGTCCCAGTTGCAGACCCACGCTTGATAGATAGATTCCATGACTTCGTTAAAAGATGGCTTAGAATCAACGTCAAACCTGTCCAAATAATGACTTTCGATGAATGGTTGGACAACACTTCTTATAATGAACAGAGGAAAAACCAACTTCGTGATGCTAGAGAACGTTGTAGAAGACAGAGACCTTCATTGTCACAGTGCACTAAAAATAAGACCTTTGTCAAGAATGAGTCTTATCCAGAGTACAAGCATGCTAGAATGATAAATTCTAGGACAGATCTGTTTAAAGCTTGGTCTGGTCCATTATTCAAGTCCATTGAGAATTCTGTCTATTCTACTATACCCCAGTTTATCAAACACTATCCAGTTCCAGAACGTGCTAAAGTGATAGCTGGGATGAAACACTCCGGAGTTAGGTATTTTGCAACTGATTTTACCGCATACGAATCACATTTCACTCCAAAGCTGTTAGAAGCTTGTGAATGTCTCCTTTATGAGCACTGCCTGAGTTCAGTTCCTGACGATGCTGATTTCATCAGGAAAGTGCTGACAGGGAAAAATTGCATGTCCACACGTACCGGC